ATGTCGAACCGTCAGTCAACCAAATCTCTTGTGGTGGGCGACCATCAGTCCCCAACTGAATTGGGTTTGTGTTGGCAATAGTGCCTGCCGCAGTTGTGTAGGTGTTAGATGGCGTTGTAGAGCCAGCTTGATATGTATAAAGAAAGCCTCCGTTTAACGGGATGCCTGTGGTGGTAAAGAACTGAAAGCCGTTACCGATGGGAGAGAGATTGACTGCCATTATTTTTCCTTTTTAGCCATACCAGTTAATTCAATGCGATAAGGTTTCTGATTTATATCTGAAATCTTAATGCCAGCCGTAGGTGACAAACGGCGTTTAGACAAATCTTCTGCTGCTTTAGCTTCCGCCTCTGCTGCTTCTTTAGCCTTTTTACCTTTAAACGCCTCACGAATAATCGTACCAACTGGAACGCCTTTAGCAGCAACGTTTACTCCATGCTCAAGACCTGATGCAGCAAAACTTTTAGCTGCTTCCTTAGCACCTTGCATTGCGCCTTGTTCTTGAACAACAGCGGTGTTGCTTGTGTTAACAGAGTGACGACCTGTTGTTGGCTCAGTTTTACGAGCAACATCTGCTAAATCTTCAAGATCAAGAACGGCTTTGTTGCCAAACATTACGCTTTTATTTGATTTGTAAAGATCGTGCAATTGTTTGTTAAGCGCAGCTTGCTTTACAACGCCTTTGTCTTCAACAATTCCAGAAACTTTTTTGAATTTATCAATAGTCGCTGCGTTTAATGCTTGATGTTCTGGCGAATTTTCACCAATAATGTCAAGCATATTGCGAATGTCTACTTCTGGTGTTTTAGCAGAATAGTATTTATCAAGAAACGATGTAGAAGCAGGATGTGGCACACCTTGGGCAATTTGCGCTGGTGTTCTTGTGTCACCTAATGCAGCAGCTTTATACGCAGGAACTGTGTCAATCAGGTCATAACGTTGCTTTGCCAAACTACTTGCATTGTCTCGCAAATCTTTAAGCCCAATTGCATCACCTTTTAATGGCAACGTTTCCAAGGCATTACGCAATTGTGTTCCTACTTGCGCCTCTGTCCCGCCAGCACGTTGCATGGTTGATGCACGTTTAACCAATGCTGAAAACTGCTCAAAGTTCATTGGTTCGCCATCTAGATGACGTTCTAAAGCATTGCGAATTGCAGCAGGTGCATCCTCATACAAGTAATTCTTGTGAAGATTATCAATAGCTGTTTTTGCCAATGTATGTGCATCAACAGGCGATTCTTTACCGCCAGCATCAAAAAATGTTTTGTAAGCCTTGTTAATGTCTTGCAGTTTTTGTTTGTCAACGCTTACTAATTTTTCTAATGGCGCGTTTGACAACTTTACTGGGTCTGTATCAAAAACATCAGGTGCAACCTCTTGACGAATTTTGTCAAAACCCTGAATCAATTTTTGATCTCGTTGCTCATAAGCAGAACGAATATTTGGGTCTGTAACGCGAGCGTTGTATTCATCTGACATTAGTTGAGCATTTTCTAATGCTTGCCCTTCTGTCGGAGTCATATCAAACTTTTGAAACTGATTGTGATTTTTTACCACTTTCAAGTTTTCAGGTGTAAAGTCTTCAGGCCTTGCATTAGCAAATTGTTGTTGAATTTCTGGTTTTGCATTTGCAAGTTCAGAACGTAATTCAGCTTCAATCCCAGTAGCAGCAGAGCCAGCAGGTTGAAATTGCTGATTCATTTGTGCTTGTAACTGTTGTTTTCCAGTTTCAACTCTAAGTTTTGGCAACTTTTCTTCAAGTGCAAACACTTTTTCACCAGCAGCACGACCTACAGCACCCAATGGTTTTGCAGCTAAAGCGCCACCACCAAGAGCCAATGAATTAGTCATGTTGCGTACATCTTCAACAGGCAAACCAGTTTTTTGTGCAATCCATTCAGCGCCTTTGTTAATGTTTTCACCAATGAAACTCATTAACTGTTGGCTTGCTTCATTTTTATAGCCATGTGTTTCAGTAACACTAAAAGCCTTACCAAACGGCTGAGAAACAGCAGAAGAAACTTGTTGCCCTAATTCTTCCGCTTTTTGTGGTGTTGTAAATGGTCGCGCAACAGCTTGAACTGCATGACCAGCCAAAGGTAAAACGCCGCCAATAGTTGTATCAGCAAGCGATGCAACACCTTGACCAAAGCGTTGCAAAGCATTTGGCTCTTGTTGTGTACTAGCTTTTAGCTTATTACGTTCAACAGAACCACGCATCATTGCATCTAAATCATCTTCTTCATCTTGTGTATTTTGAATCTGAGGATTTTTGCCAAACATTAAACTTTTCTTAGGCGAAATTACATTTACATCTTTCGATGCGTTTGATGTTTCGCCGCCAAACATTGCATCATATGCACCCATTACAGTTCTCCAGTACGAGACAATTTAATGAGATTGTTTTTTTGTTGCGTTAATTTGTCAATTTGTTTTGAGTTTAGACCTTTGAACAATTCATCAATGCGGTCTTTCTTTTCTTCTTGTGTCATGTTGCTGTTGTTGATAGCAATTGCTTCAAAAATTCGCGTATCTTTAGAATTGTCGCTCCACATTTTTTGAAACGTTTTCATGTTGCTATCGCCAAACTTTTTGGAAAATACTTGCGCTCCAGCAGCTTGCATTGAAATATTTTCACGACCAGCTTTTGATCTGTGTGCAATATCAACCAAAATATCTGGAGGCAATGTAATGTCTCCATTAGCAGCAGCCAGCAAATTCTTACCAGCATCAGTTGTTGTGTCTGCACCCAATGAAAGCTGTAATTGCGCTAAATCTTTACTAAGACGCTTATAACTGTCGCCTTGCTCTGTGCCTAAGAATGTACTTACATTTCTACCAACAGTTCCAGCAATACCTGAACCTTTATTCCATTCGTTTTTGCCAATTTTTTCTGCTTCCTTGATAACTTCATCAATATTTCTAATTGATGTTGGCATATCGCTAACAGTTTTGGTCAATTTGTCACGATACAACTGGCCTTGTGATCTATCTTCCGCTTCGCTTGGTGCAAGTGGTCGAATGTCACCAGCTTTACGAACAGGGTATTGCAATTCCATTTGAGTTGCAGTAACGCCAGTAGGCGCTTGACCGCCTGCGCCCATGTTTGGCTGTTGTCCTTGGCCTTGAATTGGCAAAGGCTTTGCAACACCAGTAGCGCGATTAAACACGGCTGGAGCGCCGCCAACTTCTGCTGTTTGTGGCAAGTTAGCTTGATAACGTGATGCAGCACCACCAAGGGTGTTTCTCATGTTTTCCAATGTAGCTAAATATCCTTGGAAGTCGCCTTTGTTTAAAGCATCTTCAGCAACTTTAAATGGCCCGTTTTTCTTTTCAGGAATACCGCTAGAAAGCATCCATTCTTTAGCAATTTTTAACTCTTTTAAAGCTGTGGCTTTATCGCCTTTTTCAGCCAAACTTGAGGCCCTTGTTTCCAAGCCAGTAAGAATGTTGCCAGCCAAATTAAAGTGGCTTTGATCTAACTCAAGCTGACTTTTTTGTGTGCCAGTTTCAGCAGTTGTAGCTTCTGCCGCAGCTTTACGCGCAGCCAAAGGATTAATCTTTTGCAGTTGCTGAATTTCCATCTGCGCTTTTTGCTGCGCTAATGGATTCATCTGCTCCGATTGCTGATAGGCTTGCGCCCCTCTTGCAAGGTTCATAATGTCGCCAAGGCTCATCTGTCCTTGAGGCTTACCGTAGTCTACATTCATCGAAAAATCAGGCATAGGTCACCTCTGGGAAAACGATAGAGTAATCAACTGCTTTGTAGCCGTTGAACATGGTCTTAACAGCAGACGGAATGAATTTCTCAATTTCTTGAGCCATAACACCACGGAAGCGACCATGACCAGCCAAGTCCTTGAACTCAGGCTTGTAATCAAAGTCATAGATGTTGATACCGTTAGGCGTTTGCTCAACAAACTCAATGTTTTCTTTCATGCGTTCGTCAGAGAACATTGAAGCAATCGTAGCAACAGCGCCAAGGTCTTTGCTACTTACGCCCAAGCTGTCCATAATGCCGCCATCGCCTTGGCTAGCACTACCGCCACCGCTAACGCTACCTCGTTGGTTTAGCAAACCAGAAAGCAAAGCAGTGTTACCGATAGATTGCAAAGCGCCAGCATTAAGGTTTGCACCAGCCGCAGCGTTTTGCGCTTGAGCCTGACCCAATCCAGTAGCCAAGTTTGCGGTGTTTGTGCCGTATTGACCGTAGCCTGTTTGCATCTGATTAGAAGCAGAAGTCAAAGCGTTATTCAAGCTGTTTACAGAGTTACCGTAGTTTGTTCCGTAAGTGTTGCTTGCGCTCAACAATTGGTTGTTTGCAGTCTGACCAACATCAGCAAGTTTTGACAAATTGCCAAAAATGTTTTGGCGTTGATTTTGATAATTTGTGAAAGCGTTTTGATACGCATTGCCAGCGTAGTCTTGCGTAAACTTGTTTAAACCAGTTAAAGCGTTGCCGCCAATACCACCGCCGCCCATGTTAGCTGCGCGTTGATTAGCCATTTGACCTTGCTGAAGCATGAAGTCATAGTTTGGGGCCAAACCAGCAGCCAAGTCATTCTTGTCAAACTGGTGTTGCAAGTAGCCAGAACCTGTGCCTGTGCCAGTTGGGTTGCCGTTTGCGTCAAAAGTTTGATATGTGCCAGTTCCTAAACTACCAAGTGTGCTTAACGCATTTCTGCCAGTAGCTTGGTAAGGTTTTTGAATACCTTGCTGTTCACCGTATAAATTTGTAAGCCCTTGCTGATATGCAGCAGTATTTGCTGTCATATCATTTTTGTTGGCAGTATATTGATTTTGTTGGTTAGTCAGTGATGAACTAAGTTTGTCCAACGCAATACCGCCATACTGATTCAATAAATCAGAGGCTTTGTTAACACCTTGTTGACTAGCGTAAGTTGAAAGCAAGCCAGCAAGAGCAGATGCAGTTAAACCACCATTAAGGTTTAAACCACCACCGCCACCACCATTAACAGCAGAGGCTAACTTAATTACTTTTCCAGTTGAATCTAAGATGTTTCCATCTTTATCAATGAACGAATCACCACTGCCAGTAAATGTGCCGCCACCAACAGTGCCATTTTCATCTTGTCCAATGGTGATGCCACCACCTAAGTCAATGTCGCCGTTGTCGGTGTAAGTAAGTGAATCTAAAGGCATATTTAACCCCTTGCTATAAGAACTTCATCAACCTTGTCTGCATCGGTTTCATCCGTTGCATGGATGCAAAACCATGTTGCATCTTCCAAGCTGATAATTTTGTGGTGAATCCCTGCCTTGATTTCAATGCAAGCAGGAGCCGTGAACTCTTGTTTTCCGTCATCGGTGACAACAATCACACGACCTTTAGCCAAAACTGACAAATGCGAATAGCTATGCTTGTGTTGAATACCCTCAAATCCTTTGGGTATCACCATTTGCTTGGCATACAAACCATCAGAAAAATAATGCTCAACACGGGGGTCACATTCCATTGCGCCCCTTTTTTTAGCAAATTCTTCAGCTATTGTCATGTTACAGATTGTAATAGGGAACTTTGAAATTCTGCCCATTTACTGTGACGTTCATAAAGCCTACAGGGTTAGCTGGAAGCGTAGCAGAGCCAGTTGAAGCGGTATCAGATGAACTAAAGTTAACCAAGTTCAAAAAGTATTGCTGCCAAGCCCTAGCAGGTCGTTTGGTAGATTCATCCACCAATGGTGACTGCGGGTAAGCATTGATCTGCTGAGTGTTTGAAAGTCCGTTAGTTGCCATTAGTTATCCGCTCCGTAAGCCTTTAAGTTTGCCGAAACGATAACGGCATTTACAGGGTCTGTAATTGACACCTCAAACACACGATCTCGCGCCATACCCAATCTGCGCCAAATGGCACGATTCTTGTATCTACCAACAGCTCCAATTGGAACCCAGTATTCCTTTGACCATGTTGAGCCGCCATCATTTGACCAGCGCAACATAGCTTGTGGGTTGGTTGTAGTAGTGTTGATAACAACTCCACCACCGCTGCCACCGCCACCAATGACAAAAATCTCAAGAGGCGCAATAACTAATTGGGCATCTGGGTAAATGTAATATGGGTCAGGATTAGGGGCAATTGGCGCAATGTAAGTGTTGTAAGACAGACCACTTTGACCAACGCCAGGCTGGAACTGAATCTGCAATTCATCAAAGTATTGACGTTGGAAGTCAGACACCAAGTGTGGCGCTCTACGCAATCTGCGTGTGTTTTGACCATCATCTGTGTAAGTTGTACGGCTCAATTCGTAAATCTTGCCGTTCTCATAATCACCAATCAAAACTAAGCCTTGGAAGTTGGCGCAGCAATTGCCACGGTGACGCTGATAGCTGTTATCAGAAGCCGTGTAAAGCCATTTGTGCCACATTCCAGAAGCAATGTCGTAAGCCCATGTAAGGTTTAGTGTTGGAAATGAGACAACATAAACCTCATGACCTTCAAGCTGGTAAGTCCAAGCAATAGCGTCATCAACTTTTTGATTGGCTAAAGTGGCTTCGACAGCATGATTAGAAATGCGTGATGGCAAATAGCCATTCATTTGCATAATTTGGGCTTGACCACGGTTGTTACGAGAAACATAAGCAAACGAGTTGCCCAAACGAGACAAAGAGAAAGGTGCTGCAATACCGTGTTGGGTGGAAGTGCCAGGGATGCGTTGGAACGGGAAAGGCACAGCGCCCACATCAGTCCAAACTTCCGAGGAAATTTCACCCATGAGGTAAACCTCACGATGGTCAACGATTAGCGCAACCAAGTCATCGGGCGCGCCATCTTTAAGAGCATAGCTAACAGAAGAAGAAATAGGAGACAGCAAATCGCTTGCGCCCCATTGCTGAGTTGTCGGATTGTTGTAAACAAAGTAGTTGTCAATAATGTCAACGGTGTTAGCACCGCTAAAAGCACCGTCAGTAGATGGAAGAACTGAAAAGTTCAATCCATACATGGTTTCAGATGCAATTACATTGCTTGAACTTAACTTATATGTTCCAACACCACCTGAACCAGTACCAAGCTCGGTAATGATTGTTCCAGATGTAATGCCAGTTCCTTCAATGGTCTGACCAACATATAAAGTGCCTGTAGCAACAGCAGAGACATTTAGATAGTTAGTTCCGTAGCTAAACGTTAAACCAGTAGAAGGACCACCAATTGTGGTAACAGGCTCACCGCCATCTGTTTCTGACAAGATGAAGAATGTTGTGCCAGTTGTTGACTTGACATAGTAAGTTTTAGGGTTTGAATAATCAGCGATTGAAGGCGCTAAAACCGTATAAGTTAAGCCTGTTGGCGTTCCAGTAGTCGTAACAATTGCAGTCCCATCAAGGTTCACAAGTGTGAATGATGTTGTATTGTTAGTTTCTGAAATGCGGTATGTTGTTGGGTTTGTGTAACCTGTAATGGTTCCAGTTCCACCAAGTGTGCCGCTAATTGTGATTTGCTCACCAACAGTTAAAGTCGTGCTTGCACAAGAGAACTCACCAGCAATTCCAGTAATAGTGACAGAGCTTAAAGTAAATGAAGTGGCAGAAGAAGTGCCGCTAATCTTTACGGTAGCACCGCTAACCATCTTGATGCTTGGTTCAGTGCAATAAAAAATGCCGCTTGGACCAATAATGACACCGCTTAAAGTTTCGCCAATTGATGCAGTTATTTTTGCGCCAACAGCGGCAGAGTTCATTGATTCAGACGAAATTGACTGAGACTTATTGATTGTGTAAGTGCCAGCTCCGCCCGTACCAGTTCCCAATCCTGTAATCACAGTTTGAGACAATACGTTTAAGCCATACAAAGACTGACCAATAGCCAATGAGCCGCTAGAAACTGAACTAACTTCAAGCGTTGTTCCAGTTGTTGAACCAGTAAAAACTGCTGTAGCTGGCGCTGAAATACGCCATGTATATCGGTAAGCACCATCCACAATGTAGACGTTGACACCGTTATCAGTAATGCGAACAACACCATCGTTGGAGTTCAACACACCAACCACAGAAGGCACTAAGTTAGCAGTTAGCACATAAACGTAAGGGCCGCAAACAGCAACCATTTGTGTGCCACCAGACACAGTGTGCATCCCGCGCACTTCCTGAAGATTAGGCAAGATGGTTTTAACCGTTAGTCCAGGAGTGGGATAAAGCGCAACAACGCCACGCTCACCCGCTTGTTTTAATGGGTCAATCTCAGGGAAAAAGTTGATACATTCCTGAGCATCTTGATAGATGCTCGGAGCTTCGTAACTTGGGCCAACAAAGCCAAAATCAGGCATATCAGTCCTTTAAATGAAGCCACCAGTAAGAATCCAACCTGCATCCTTAGACTTGCTGACCAGCAGCGCATCTGGATAACGGGCAGTCTGCAATGGAGACATATTTGTTCGTTTAAGCGTTGACTTAGCTTGTGCAGCAAACTGCGTAATCATCGCCGCCTGTGTTTGGCTGTTCTTGCCGTACATAGGCATCAAACGCTCTGCCAAGCACCAACGCAGCGCCATTGAGTAGCCTTGTGGCAAAACAATAGGGTCATACAGTGAGCTTGAACGGGTAAACAAAGTGTTGGCAAACAAGTGCATTTCACCCTGAGAAGGGTTAGGCCAAATGAACAAGTTGCCTGATTCTTCGTTAGGGTTGTAATACACCGCTTTAGGCCAAGGACCGTTTAGCGTCTTCAGGCCAATCATTTGGTAGTCTTGCAAAGCCAACACGCTGATTGGGTAATCCAAACCACCGCCTTGGATAGCTTCACCGTTAGCCGTAGTGTTCACGCGAACAAAAGCTGAATCAATGTTTAAAGGCTTCTGGTAGTTAGCTGTAATCGTTGTTTCAGCAACCGTTTGGTTGATGTTTACGCGATAAGTTCCAGCCTCAATGACGTTACCGCCAGCACCTGTGATGCTGTTTGTAATCTTTGTGCCAGGCAAGATTCCACCACCACTTAGCAACTGACCTTGAGCAACAGCACCTGTGATGGTCTGACCAACAGTCAGAATGTTGCCAGCAATTGAGCCAGTAAAGGTAGCGCCAATAAAGTTTTGAGTTTCTGGGTACGGTCCAAGACTGTACTGAACCTGACCAGAAATCACAGGGAAAATAATCTCTGTGACGTTGAAAACCATCATGTTTTCGTTAGACCATTGGTCAACGAGGTCATTGAGCATTTCAAAGGCATCTTGTGCCGCATCTGGTGTGGGTGTCTCACCAGCTTCCAATGCGCCAATGTCCTTCAATGCTCTGCTAATGATGTCAATTGGCATTGTCATAGGGAATCCTTATTCTGGCTCTTTTTTCAGTTGCGGCTGCACTTGGCTGTCAATCTTGACCAACAAAGAGGCCACTTGTTCATAAGGAAGTTTACGCAGAACGCCAACAATGATATTGAGTTCGTCTAGGTTGACTTCGATGTTTACTACGTTCATAGTTTGAAGGTTGCTGGTCGCCACGGCAAAGCAATCTCTTGACTAGCTTTCACCGCATTGAACTGTTCAAGTAGCCTAGATTTTATGCTACTTACACCGTCTGTGGAAGTCTCATCTTCAATCCATTTGGCAACTATTTCCTCTGTCACACCATCCAATGAACGAGGCTCACGGAATGTCCAATATCCTTCAGTTTCAATGGTAATGTCACCAATCAAAAAAGTGTGATATTTAGCCGTTAGTTCATCACCAACGGTTTTCAATTCTGTGATTTTCCAGACATATTTCATGGTTGTTCACCAACTTGATAATTCATTTTTAACGTTGAATTAAAGAAGTCATGTTTTCAGGTTTGTATTCAACGGCAGCTGGAACTCCATCAGGATCAATGATGTCTGTCAACTCTTCACCATCACGAATTGGATGGATGCAATAAGCCACAGTATTTTCTTCCAATGCTGTGATTTTGTGCAATGTACCCTTTCGGATATACACAATTTGAGGGGCTTTGAAGTCAGTTGTCACGCCGTTAACTTCAACGCCAACCGAGCCGTGAGCCACCAAAGTTTGATGGTCATAAGTATGGCTGTGACCTTCCATCACATCGCCAACCTTTTCAAAGTGCATCTGCTTTACAAACATTGCACCTACGCAAGAGATTTTGCTTTGCATCATAGTACTGCAACTCCAATGCCTTGACCTGGCTCTTGAGGCCATGTCACATTTGATGAATCTGATTGATTTGTAATGTCGCGCAAGGCTTGGCGGTATGTACGCCAGTTGAGCTTTTCTGCATCTGTCAAAGGAGAATCAGCAAGCTGAGTCCAATCTGACTTAGACAGCTTATCATTGCGTTCTTCACGAACAAGCGACCAATTGTCATTTAGATTTTCAGCAGAAGAACTATCAATTTCCTCTTGCGTAAGATTACGATACAACTGAGTGTAAACAACTTCAGTATCAGTTACTTCAACTGTATTGCCATTAGGAGTTTGATTTTCAGATGAATTGCAAATTTCACGATAAGGCAACCACCCAAGATTTTTTAAAGACTCTTGATCCAACAAATGAAGGTTACTTACATTTGCAGTTGTTTTTGGCAATGCTCGTGGGCCTTGCACCACAACACCATTTTGTACTAAGCAGTATTCCATTTATATCTCCAAGTTGTCGTTTCGTTTAGTTGATCTACCGTCTTTTGGCCTACCAAGAATTGTTGTTCCGCCATCTTTCGCATCATACGCAAAGACACCCATTTGGTGAATAGGGAACACATCAGCGCGTAGCAAAATGTCCAAAGGACCAGTAATTCCGTACTTAATTACATGAGCCAGCATATTTTTTGCTACAGCGGGATCAATGGCGTATGCGTGAGCGCGGCAAATGAAGTGGTAGTTTGGACCTTCCGATGCGTGTGGTGGCGTTGGCAACACTTGCCATCCTTGCTTTACTTGCTCATTGCTTCCCAAATACGCAATTGAGTTAAAAACTCCATGCTGCATATAAGGCTGCACCATAACAGCATCATGCTCAAGAATCACTAAAGGCTGATCTTGCTCAACGCATTTTGCCCAAAGGCTGATATGAGACAAGGCACAAGCAACTTCACCACGGGTCATGTAATGGTCGGTAACTTTGAGCATCTGCATCACTTGGCCGTGATGTGCTGGAGCCTTTATTTCCCCATCTAAACCGTTGTACGCATCCCAGTATTGGTATGGCATACCAACTTGGTCGCAGGAGTCGGCGCATTGTTTAGCCAAAGTCTCAGAGCGTTCATGCCCGTTAACTCGAATAATGTACGCCTTCTCGACGTTCATGTTGTAAGAGAAAAACAGCTTCATGCTGCCGCCTTGAGAGTAATGCGCTCTTTCAATGCTTTAGTAACTTGTTCCAGTGGGTCCGTCCAATCTCCGTATGTTGTCTGCCTAAATAGGCGAACGGAATCATACCAAGCAGATTTCTCACCAGGCACAGCCCAAAGATAGTACGGCATGATTGGAACTATTACCCATGTTTCTTTTCCTAAAGCGGCAGCCATGTGCGCCACAGAAGTGCAAGACGTAATGACCAAATCCATTGCAGCCAAATGAGATGCCGTGTCTTCCCATGAATTTAAATCTGGTCCAAGGTCTTGGAACGGCAAGTTATCAATCAAATCACCATCGCGCTGAAAGCTGTACAACGTCACGCCGTGAATCTTGTGCAGGTCAATGATGGGCTGTGAATCAAACCTTCTATGTTGCTCATGTTCAAACTTTGGATTGCCAGACCAACGAACGCCAACCTTCAATGTGCCAGGCTTCTTTGTCACAGTAGCTGGTTCAGCATTTAAATAAGGCTTGCCAGATAGCGTGTCAAATTCATAATTCAAGACATAAGCGGCTGACATAGCTGGAACCCAGTAGTCATATCGTATGAATGGCAACGCTTCTACGCCAACGCAAACAAACCCGTGTCGGCTAAAGATTTCAGACAACGATGGGTGACAGCAAACAACTACGTTTGCGCCTTTATCTTTGAAGTCATAAGCAAATCTGAAGTTTATGATTTCATCACCAAGACCGCCTTCACAGCGCAAAACCAATGTCTTGCCTTGTAGTGGTTGATCTTTCCAGATTGGGCCTTGCAGTGGTGGCGACCCAAACACATTCAAAAAACGACCAACATTCATCCCGTCAAAGCCTTGCTTGAGCTTGCCGTGACGCATATCGTGCCAGCCTAAATTAAACTGAGCGCGAGGGTTGTCACAAATTGATCGCAACAGATCCTCAGACTCATCTGGTCTGCCAGCAACACATGATTCAAGAGCTTTATCTAAAGGATGCGTCATGCTTTGGTTGCCATTACAGAAAAAAATCCGTTTGCAGAAATACCGTTAATAGAAACAGAGTTCCATCCTGTTCCAGCTGTTGTAGAGCCATTGCTAAGTTGAACTGGAGAAGAATACCCGTCTACAGGAGCTTGTGGAACAATACGATACAGCTGAAGCAAATAACCAAATCCCCAAATACTTCCGTCAGAACGTATAGCAATAGATTGATTCATGCCGCGCGCACAGTCAATCCAGTCTGTCGCTGTTCCAACTTGAACTGGAGATGACCTACTTAAATTGCTTGTATTCCCATTGGCTCCATTTTCACCATAACCCCAAGCCCACAATGTCCCGTCTGTTTTAATCGCCAAACCTCCACGACCTCCAGCTGAAACTTTTGACCAATTAGTGCCTGTCCCAATTTGAGTTGGTGATGATTTAGATATAGCTGGATCAATATTTAAACCAAGTTTGCCATCTAGGTTAGACCCCCATGACCATAAAGTGCCATCTGTTTTGACGGCAAGTGTAAAGCCATAAGCATTGCTGCCAGATGAATCATCTCCATTAGTAGATACTTGCATCCAATCAGTTAACGAACCAACTTGAACTGGTGATGATCTGCTAATTGTTGAAGTCGTGCCAAGTTGCCCATTTATGTTTGTACCCCAAGCCCACAATGTCCCGTTTGTTTTTACGGCAAGTGTTGCTTCACCAAAATCGTATCTTGATGAAGAGCAAGAAACTTGCGCCCAGTCGGTTAAAGAGCCGACTTGAACTGGTGACGATCTGTTAATAACATTTCCAGTGCCTAAAGGACCGCCAACATTCTTGCCCCAAGCCCACAAAGTGCCATCAGTTTTAATTGCTGCGGCATAATAAAATCCACCTGCAACTTGCATCCAATTAGTCAAAGCACCAATTTGAACTCTAGATGATCTATTAATTTTTGTTCCATCTCCAATTTGACCATAATTGTTATATCCCCAACCCCAAAGAGAACCATCATCTTTTATGGCTAGGCAAGAGTTTGTGGCTCCAGCAACAACAGCAGTCTTGCCAGAACTCCAAACTGGAGATGTATCTCCTAAAGATAATTGTGATGCTTGATTAAATAATGTCTCACCAGAGCCAGCCAGTAATTCAACATAATCCATCGTTGAATCTTGCTTTGCCAACAAAAAAGCAAGGCCAAGTCCAGCTTTACCAACTATCCAACTAGTTCTTAAAGGGGCTTGGCTTGCATAACCAGTGCCAATCTGAACTGGAGATGATCTAGAAACTGTTGTTGCATCAAGTAAATTACCAGCTGCAACGTTTAAACCCCAAGTCCACAAGCCACCACTGTTATCAACATACATACCAGCAGAAGCATTTAATCCGCTTGCAAGACTAACACCACTAGAAACTATTTGAACTGGTGATGATTTGCTAACAATTGAAGAATCACCAATTTCACCGTTACCATTACTACCCCACGCCCACAATGATCCATTTGTTTTTACAGCATAAGTAGTTGCACTAGCGCCAGTTACACTAGCCCAATCAGTTAAAGATCCAACTTGAACTGGAGATGACCTTGGAATAATATTGCCATGACCAAGTTGACCAGATGGGTTCAAACCCCATGACCATAATGTCCCGTCAGTTTTAATAGCAAAACTAGAACTAGTGCCACAAACTCCAATATCAGCCCAATTTGTATCTGATCCAATCTGTATTGGCGAACTTTGATTAACAACAGAATTATTTCCTAACACTCCGCCAGTTCCAACACCCCAAGCCCATAATGTCCCGTCTGTTTTTACAGCAAGTGCATAAGAATACCCTCCAACTACCTTACTCCAATTACTTGAAGATCCAACTTGCGTAGGGCTTGATTTTGCAATTACAGATCCAATACCCAACTGTCCAGATGAGTTATTACCCCAAACCCATAAAGTATTGTCTGTTTTAACTGCATATGTTGATCTGTACCCAATAGATACAGAATCCCAAGGTCCGTTGTCAACAAATACAAAATAAGTTTGATCTAAAGAATAACCATTCCCAATTTGACCATAAGTTCCTGATCCTGTGCCCCATAATGAGCCATCTTGTTTAATGACAAACCCATATGTTTCATTTATCCCATATGTATTTATAGGTCCGCTAGTTTTATCAACCCCATAAATTGAGTATTTAATAGGAGTTGTTGATCCTTGAGTAGCATATGTACCTATACCTTGCTGACCTTGAGTATTTGCCGTATTAAAAATCCAAAGCTCACTTGGTCCTTGTTGGTCATTAACTTGTGTGGTATTTGCGCTAAACATTGTTACTCCTTAAACAGCGTATGCTTGACCAGCGACAGAGCCGTACCAGTTAGTCCCATCCGCAGTAAATACAAATTTATCCATCTTGCTTGCAGCCGTGGTCACAGTCGGTGCTATGTCAGAAGGCCACTTCACAGTTGACCAAGTAACAGCATAGCTACCAGCGCCTGTTTTCATCAGAATCACAAATGACTTACCAGCCGTGGCTGTTGGCATTGTGATCGTTGGGCTACCTGTCAGCGTAATGATTTGCAAAGAGCCGTTAGCCAAGTCAATCGTGATGGCTGTTGAGCTGTTTGCTGTATATGTTTCTTCGATATAGCCGTTGTTGACCGTTGGAGTGGTCAACGCTGGAGTTGTCAAAGTCTTGTTTGTTAGCGTGTCTGTTGTGTCACGCGCAACCAATGTATCGCTTGCCGCAGGAACATTAAGGTTGTAAGTGGAAGCTGTGTTAGCACCAATCAGATTGGTCTGACCGCCTAATGTTGCTTGAAAAACTAATTGACCCATGATGTTTCCTTACGGTGCAATGATTAGCTGAGAAGCGGTCAACGCTCCTGTGCTTGGATTGTATTGAAGTTTGGTGGAACTTACATACTCGGTTGTTAGGTTACCCGTTGTTTGGTTTGCAAACAAGATGTAACGAGTGGCGTTTGTTGTGGTGTCATCCGTCACCGTAGCGTAAGACGCTGGCGTTGACCAAACAGCAGGTGAACCAGCACCAGCAGAGGTCAAAACTTGACCAGATGAACCAACAGAGCCGTTAGCCGACACGGTAGAACTAGCCGCCAACGTGGTGAACGAGCCAGCAGCAGCAGTTGTGCCGCCAATAGCCATGTTGTTTATTGTTCCAGCCGTGGCAGGGTTTACCGTTAATGAGCCTGTGCCTGTTGGCGCAATTTGAATCGTTGCGTTGGCAGGATTCATGTTAAATGCGCCATCAAGCGTCAAATTAACACCACCACCCGCGCCCCATTGCAAACAAGCTTCGCCGCTAGATGTACGCAACGCACCACCACCTGAACCACTTGCATCGTAATAAGAGCCACTAAATTTAGTTGACGCTGTTATTGTTGAACCAGTGATTGTGTTTGCCGTAGTACCACCAATAGCAGGGGGTGAAGACAAATCAAGCGTACCGCCAAGGGTTAAATCGCCTGACGTAGTTACAGAGCCTGACAATGAAATGCCAGAAACCGTACCTGTACCGCCAACCGATGTGACTGAGCCAGTTGAAGGCGTAGCCCATGAAGGCACACCAGAAGCCAATGTCAAGACCTGACCGTTAGAACCCGCTGCAAGGAGCGCAGTTGTATTGGCGGCAGATTGGTATGGAACTGAGCCAGCAGAGCCACCAGCGATGTTTGTGGCGGTTGTGGCGCTAGTTGCAGTAGCTGCATTGCCACCAATAGACAAACCGCCAGCAGTACCAGTGAGGTTAGTGCCAGGGCCGCTAAAGTCGCTTGTCGCTGTGATGGTAGTACCAGTAACCGCAGCCGCTGTTGTAGCGCCTACAGTCGTGCTGTTGATAGCACCGCCAGTAATTGCAACGTTGTTAGCGTTCTGAGTTGACATAGTACCCAAGCCAGTGACTTGAGTGTTGGCAATGCTAATGCTTGTGTTTGTTGCGCTGGTAATCTGACCTTGGGCATTTACAGCCACTACAGGAACGCTAGAAGCTGAACCGTAGGTTGCAGCAGTAACGCCAGTGTTAGTGATGCTAAACACGCTTGCTGCAAGGGTAAGACCCGTTCCAGCCGTGTAGCTTGCCGCCACCGAGAAGTTAGACCAGTTAACCGCTGTAGTGTTTAATGTGCCGCCTTGTTGAGCAGTACAGTAAAACGCTTTGCCAGCCAATGTGCTACCTTCTTCAACAAACAACATAGCTGAAACAAGTTCATCCCATGTGTTTGCATCATCAGAACGCGCCCAAGCGCCAGCCGCAGAAATGTAAATGCCGTTTTGCTCTGCTAATGTTTGGCTTTTAACCAACACGCGAGAGCCAGCAACAGCAGAAATGCCATCAAGCGTTTGCACACCTGAAAGCGTAATGTTTTCTGTTGTAGCGCACAAAACAGACTGTTTCCACGACAAGCCAGCAGCAAAATACTCAAGATATTGCTTATTTACAACGTCTGTCGTTCCTACTGGAGCCGTAGACACCGTAGCAGTAGTAAAAGCCGCGCTAGAAGGCGTTGTAGCCCCGATAGTCGTGCTGTTAATAGTGCTGTTGGTAATACGCAGACCAGATTGGTCTGGGTCTGGTATTGCGTAAAATGGCTGACCCTGCCCAATAAACGTTTGAAAGTTATTTTCAGCATCAAACAACGCCTGTACAGGCAGAATGTTTTGCTCTGTTGAATTTGATGGGTCAGACATAAGACCTCTCAGTTATTAGATCGTTACTGGAGTGACGTAGACGATTGAAGGGCCAGCAGCCGAGCCAATCATACGAACAGAGCAGGGTGTTGTTGGCACAGCGAACAATAGTGGAGCGTTCATTGTGGGAGGCAACACATAGTCACCAGTAGCAGTGCCGCTAACAGGGAAAACAGGTGCAGCGCCAGCTTGTGAGAACTTCACAGCGACAGATGTTGCGCCAGTGTTTAACAAAGACACAAAGTTGTTTTGGTCGTTAGAAGCGTTGTTGATTGTTACGGCAGAA